ACAATATACGCGTGGTTTGAAGATGTTGAGTTAGTCACACCTGCTGTTCCTCAGTCGGGTAAAAAAGTCGTTGTAAGGAGGAAAAACAAAAAAACTGAAGATATTATTCAGGCAAGAGAAGAAGAACAATCCATTGAAAGGATTACTCCTATTGCTCATGCTTTAAGAGTTGCCTCTAAAAGTATAGATACTATGGGAATGATTCCGCAATTGCTTCCTTTTACCGAACCCCTATCTTGGGCTGCTGGTATAGGAGCTGATATTGCTTCGTATTTTGGATGGTCTTCACCAAACAATCTGGGACCTGTAGATAGAACTAAGATCGATCCTGCTTTTGGGTGGTCTAATTCCGATTCTGTCAGGATGCCGCATAAGTTATCTGTTACATTAGAATCTTCAGTTTCTAATTTTCCACAGTTATCTTTGAATTGTGAAGATGAGTTATCAATAGAATCTTTTGTTAATAGATATTCTTTTTTGGACTCTTTTACTTTTTCCACCTCGAATGCTATTGGTGATGCAATATACACCAAATTGCTTTCTCCTCGCACTTTTTACAACACTTATGTGGATGGCAACTTGGTCAGACAACACACACCTGTTTCTTTTGTTGCAAATCATTTTCAACTATATAAATTGGATATTAGATTTAAGATAAAGATAGTGAAAACAGAATTCCATTCTGGAAGACTGTTGTTCGCCTTTTTTCCTTATAATACCTATAATTCGCCTCCTTCAATTGATATGAATTCTACTGCATATCTAGAAAGAACTATTGTAGATATTAGAGAAGGTACAGAAATTGAATTTTTGTGTCCTTTCCGATCGATTTATCCTTTTTTGAACACTGCTTATGGATATGGATACTTTTTTGTTTATGTTTTAGACCCTCTAGTGGCTCCAGCCACTGTTTCGTCAAGCATTAGCTTCCTAGTTGAAGTATCAGGAAAAAATGCAAACTTCCAAGATCCAGGAGTTGATTTGCCTTTCATTCCATGTCAGGCTTCAATTTTCCAATCTGGTGAAGTTGGCGTTCCCAAGCAAAAAATAGTTGATGCCATGCTGGGTAAGGAAACCAATATTACCGTTTCAGTTAATGAATCGTGTGTTGGAGAAAAAGTATTATCTTTTAGGCAACTATTAAAGAGATACGTTCAAATTCCTTATCCTACAACTTTCAATCTGGGTCAACAATTGGCTTTTAATCCATTTGTTACTATGGTTAGTCCTCCTGTTACTGGTGTAGCTGGAGAGAATATACCCCCTGGTAGTGGTGATTTATATTCAGCCTTGAGTTCTATGTTCACTTTTTATAAAGGAGGAATGAGATTAGGTTTACAAATCACCAGTGGTAGTGCTACTTCAATTACTATTTTCAAGACTTTTGGTATCGGAAATGGTGTTGTTGATGCAGCTGTACCTCCAGTTGGAAACATTGACTATTATACTAATCTTTATTCAAGAACAGCCATTAATACCGGTGCGTTCATTGAAGTTGAAGTACCT